CTATTGTAGAATCAAAACCAATTCGCTCGTCAGTAAGCGTTGTAGTTGTTGCACTTGCAACAGCTAAAGTCACCACACCTGTATTGTTAGACTTTCCCTCAACCAAATTGTTTACAACTTCGGATGTTTCACGAGGAGTAGCACCTGCTGGGTTGAGCTTACGATACATTATCTTGTGCCTTGTGGAGTTATGTCTATATCAATACCAATGGCATTAGACCATTGATTGCCAGAAGGAATTACTGACAGACGATGGTACTTACCGCTACTCCGTAATGATACACGATTTTCTGCACTTGCTGCTGTATATGAACCTAACTGTGGTACTGCGCTTAGAAGTGTCCTAGAAGCAATTGCTACGCTCCCAGAGCCATTATCTACGATTGGTCGTGCCAATGTAACCACCGATGTTACTTCGCTTCCTATGTCACCAGTTGTCAATGTAGCAGTTGAATTAGCACCAGTAAAAGTAACAATTTTGTTATCTCTTGCACCAGCAAATAAGAACTTACCACCTGTCCACAATGCATCATCTAACGATGTAGTCAATGTGTCCATATTCCCATATAAATCCAAGCCTTCTAAAGTCATGCCAGCAGAAGCTGATCCTGCAACAACATCAACATCAGTCGTACATGATGACCACTTCTGAACTTGCCAGTTATAAATAAGCAAAGTATTTTGTGCAAAGTTGTCTATAAACTCCCAAACCACAATCTTACGAATTGGGTCAATGGTTGATGACATTAAATTGAGTTTAGATAAGTTAACATTTGAATAAAACCATGAATCTACTTTTTGTGTACCAATTGCCGTTACTGTAGAGCCATCGCATGAATAGAAGCCATCAGCACCTAAGAAGTAGCTCATGCCACCGTACTGCACAACAGAGTTTCCTTCAACACAGCCAACACCACGACTAATCGTATCAAACTGAAAGAATAAAGGTGAGCCAATGTAAGACATACGCACAATAGCACGGTCTAGGAATATAAGACCAACCTCACCACCAGTCATACCTGTAATATTGCCACCATCAGCAATTATTTGATAATCTGATTGCGATGCACCACCAGATGTCCAATTTGTTTCATCGTTAATATTAGACCATTGAACCTTGTTTGAGTTACTACCAGCATCTAAGTTAGCAGCTACAACAAAGTCACGCACAACTGTAACGTACTTAGCGACTGGTGCGCTTGCATTTAAATCAGCAAATAATGAACTTGATCCAAGCGTATAACTTTGTAATTTATTTACATTGTTAGCAGCAATAATAGTATCGCCAAATTGCGTAAAATTCCATTTAACTATACTAGAATAATTGCCAGATTTAGATACGTTATCCATTGCTAAAGTAGCACTATTAAATTTAAATAACTTTGTTTCCCCACCAGCAAATATACTTGTTGTAGAGCTAAATTTACCAGCAAATACATTATTAAGATTTTCACTAGCAGCAGCAGAGTAATCTACAGATAACGGGAATGGGTTATATCCTAATGCACTTGGAACTACATTATTTGCAACAGACAAGTTTTCAGCAACACCGGCTAAGTCTGGTGTCCATTCTGTAAAAGCTATGCGCTGAGTAGTCATTCTATAAAGTACTTGTAATAGAAGAAGAAGCTACAGCGCCATCTGCATTTGTTATTTCTTCTTGTACATCTATTAATGGCATAACATTAACCGCAACATAATCAGCAAGAATTTTATCTCTTAATGCTTTTGTTTCTACTAATGTATTTGCATATTCATACTGACCTGTAAGTGGGTTGAATACCATGTATTTAGTCACCGTGTAATCTCCTAAAAATTTAATTGAGGCAGCAGAATTGATAACTTGCTTTAGCCATACTGCATATTCTGTATGCCCATTATCAACCAAAGCCTTTGCAACTGCTTTATCATCTAGACCATGTAAAGACAACGCATAAAATACATCCATGCCTTCTTTACAAGCATCCATAGCTGTTAAGTATTCTTGTGTAATAATCATCCTAATGCCCCTAACCTTGTGCCTGTAGCAGTCCAAGTAATATATGCATTTGTTCCTGAAACAGTACAGTTACCACCTGCACCACCTGCAGAAGTAGACCCACTAGTTCCTGCTGGTCCAATTCCTCCAGTAGCACCACGACTACCTCCACTTGCACCTGTTTGACCATAACCCCAACCAGCTCCGCCAGCTCCACCTGATGTTTTTGTGCCAGCACTTCCAGCACTAGAATATGTACCAGCATATTGCCCTGCTGCTCCTCCAGCACTTAATGCATACCCTGCACCACCACCACCTCCACCGCCAGCACCTCTTACTGTTTTACTAACATAGTAGTTTCCAGCTCCGCCTCCACCGCCTCCACCACCACCAACTATATTATTATTTGTAATAGATATAGCATAGTTACCTTGTAAAGCTGCTCCACCAGCACTACCAGCAGTTCCTATGGCACTAAGTCCATCACCACCAGCACCGCCATTACCACCAGCACCTTCAATTGTGCCGTTGTTGACAATAGCTAATGTAGAGCCACTAGGGTATGAGCCTGTCCAAGTAAATGCCACACCACCAGTAGTAGAAGACCCTACATATATACCACTATTTATAGTAACAGTAGCTTGCAATTTTGTTGTTTGATTCCATCCAGCAGCAATAGCAGCAGACCTTAAATTATAGTTTTGAGTATCTGCTGAAATAGTTGCATTGAACACATAAGCATTAGATTTACCATAGAAATTACTTAATGAAATAGTACCGCTTGGTACACCTGCTAATGTCCTGTAGGATGTTTGGTTAATATTAGCTGTAGTAGTGCCAGCAACTCCTAGCTCTACGTTAATAGCGTTAAATGATATTGCACCTGAGGATGGTAATGCCATAATTAAACTGTCCCATAAGCTGTAATGTCACCAATACAAGTAAAATCGCCAGTAGAAGTTAGCGAACCTACATTTGTGCCATTGTAACTAAAATATAGAGTTGTGCCAGTAGGTGTTACGTTCCAGCCACCTGAGTTTGTAATTCGTGTAGCATTGGTAGCGGTAGTTGCTGTTGATGCGTTACCTGTAACATTGCCGGTAACATTACCAGCTACACCACCAGTAGCAGTAATTAAGCCAGTAGCGGTAGTCGTGCCAGTAACAGATAAGTTACCACCTACGGTAAAGTTATCTGCATCTGTACCAGTTTGTTGGTCTTTAACTTGAGCCATCAATTCACGGATGGCATTATTAATACCAGATGGCGCACAACCCTCGGCAATATCTATGCCACCAATGTCTGTGTTGTTTGCTGCCGTAGCACTCCACTCACTTATCTTATTCTTAGCCATAATTTATCCCTTTAAAAGCCATGTATTACTACTTACTGGTGTTTCTGTCCATGTGTTTGATGTTACCGATGTGTCTGTCCAAGTGTTTGTGCTTTCTGATGCCGGTATCCAGTTATCACCTAACTTTGTGCCATTAGCAATAACAGTAGCAATACCTGAGATTGCGCCTCTACCAGACCATATTGCTCTAGCATTAGCTGTTACTGTTGCCAATCCATTAATGTGTGCGTCTGCGCTGTACTGAATACCACCAAAAGCGGTTACTGTAGCAAGCCCGACTACCGAGCCAGATGATGTTCTAATTCTTACTGCATCACTTGATACTGTAGCAACACCATTTATACTACCAGCACTAGTTCTTATCCTTAATGCTGTAGAATCTACTGTAGCATTGCCTGTTATTATAGCATTTACGCTATATATTGCGCTAGAACTTGCAGAAACGGTTGCCAAGCCATTAATATCACCTTGCCCTGCTATTACCCTTATACCATCTGCTAAAACAAGCGCATTGCCAACAATTTGTGCATTGCCAAACTTAGTTAGAGATCCATTTGCCTCAAATACCGCATTTGCTGTAATAGTAGCGTTGCCATTAGTAATTATTGATGCATTTGCAGTAACAAGTGCTGTTGCATCAATGCTTGCAGAAGCCAATAAAATATTACTGGCTAAAGAGCTAAATGGTATTTGAGAAAATGCTGCTATTCCAAACATTATTTAGTTCCCAATGTGTCGTGGCATTGTTGCTTTAACTTGATTAAGCTCTGCTTTTAGTTCTTTAACTAATTCTTTTAGTGCAACAAGTTCTTTGGCTAGTTCAACCGCAGAGGTTAAAGCAGCATTACCGTATGATACAGACAAGAACCCGTCATTGTCAGTCAAAACTGCTTCTGGTAATAATTTTTGAAAAGATTGTGCAGACACACCAACTTGCGTAAGATCTTCATCCGTTCTTTCATAAACACCAGATTTTACTTCAGCTAGTTTTTCTACAAAATTATTTGTAACAGATCGCCAATTTTTCTTTTTACGTTCGTCTGAATATGCTGTGACGTTACCTGCCATCGTCAAGTTGCCTGACATATCCATTTGCAACCTGTTTGCACTAGCAGACCAACCACCTATACGAATCACGTTATCTGAATCAAGACCAAAATTTACAGCGTAAACTCCAGAACGATGAAAAGCCATAATTGCGCCATTACTAGCTGTAGAATATGCTGACATACCAACACCAGAAGAACTTCCAGTATTGCCGTTACCTGTAAAGTTTTGAACTCCTGTCCAAATGTTTGTAGTACCCAATGCTCCTGCAACAGAGTTTGTATTGCTTGCAGTTGTAGCCGTTGCAGCATTCCCAGTACAAGAACCAGAAGAGCCAGTTGTGTTTTGATTCCATGTGGGAACTGTGCCTGACAAGTTGGCATAGGTATAGCCTGTGCAGTTTGTCAATGTACCGCTAGATGGTGTGCCTAATGCACCACCAGTAGAATACTTGCCATTAAATGTATTCCAATCAGTTGATGTCAAATACCCACTAACTGAAGTAGTCGCTGCTGCCATTGATATAGCTGGAGTAGCCCCACCACTTGAAACTACTGGAGCTGTACCTGTTACAGATGTAACTGTACCAACACTTGCTGTACCACCCAAGCTAACGGATGACCCATTTATTGTAATACTTGAGTTTACAAGACCAGAATTTGGTAATCCTGTGCAATTAGTAAGAGTGCCGGAAGCTGGAGTTCCTAGTGCTGGTGTAGTTAGTGTAGGACTAGTTAATGTCTTATTTGTTAGAGTTTCAACACCATCTATCGTAACTGCTTTATCAGCAGGATAGGTACAGAATACGTTTTTAGTACCTGCGCTAAACGATACAGCAGAGCCTGTAGACGATGCAATAACTGTAGTCCTAGCCAATGTACCGGCAGCAACAGTTCCTAGCCCTACCTCCCACTCAGATCCATTTACAATTGCGTAGTAGGTGGTGTTGCCGTTACCAATAGCACTAGAAAATGTTTGAAAGCCACTAGCAGCACCGGCAAGTGTAAGAGTGCCAGTACCAGTAGTGGTAGATGTTTCCTGTACCCTATCCTTGACTATAAGAGGCATAACTTACCCCTAAGATAATGTTACTGAAAGGCTACCTGAAGCGATTTTGAATATATCGCCAGTATCAATTGCTTTAGATACGTCTAATGGAGTGTGGTATAAAAGATTGCCGGATGTTGATGCATCCATTAAGCCAATCCAACCTACTGTACCCCATGAGGCTGTAGCCTGTGGGAATGTGCAGTCAGCGTTAGATAGACTAGCACCGTTAGATGGTGCAGCAAATGTTACGGATGTACGTGCGTAAGAGCCACCAGATACTTCTGTACCTGTGTTAGCATCTGTAGGGTCACTTGTGTAAAGTGCCACATAAATTGTTGTTGGAGCTGTGTAAGCTGTGCCTCGTAGCGTTACATTGATTAGAGCATTTTCTAGGTAGTTGGACATTTCTGACATAATGTTTCCTTTATCGTGTTGCTATTGAGATTGAAATAGGTGACCCAGCATATTCGCCTTGGTCATCTGATACGGTTAAAGCAGTTAAACCTCGGTCATACATTGTTGCCCAAGTCTGTAGACGTGAGTCATTCATAAGATAAGGTTCTGCCTCACCCAAAGCACCGTAAAGTAACAGGTCTGGACAGATAGCCATAAACGCATTTGATGGTACTGTGCTGCTCATGAATACTGGTGCTGCGTAATATAGAAGTTCTATTGTGTAGTTACTGTCTGGTACTGGAGATAATTGAAACTCTTGTGCTAGGACAGTATATTGATGCGGTAGACCAGAGTCCATAGTGC